TAATAACACCTATTCAGGATGAAGTGACTAATCTTGGTACTTCTGACAAAAGATTTAATAATGTGTTTGCTCATGATGTAAATTCTATAGATGTTCACGCAACGGAGGTTGATGCTGATCTCATTCAAGCAGATGCTATACAAACAGATTCTATACAAACAGATGCTATAGAAACAGATTCTATAACATTTGGACAGAGTAATTTGACATATTATAAGACAGGATCGTTTGAAGTAGAACCATTCTCTGATGTATTTGAGACAACTGATACTATCACTTACACCATACTATATACAAGAATTGGAGATGTTGTAACTTGGGAAATACCAATTATAGAAGGAGAAAGTAACAGTTCTTTATTTGCTTTAGTAGCAGTTGGTGGTATACCTAGTGAAATAAAGCCTCCTGTTAATTCGTTTGTGCCAGTTCCTATAAATTTCAATGGAGATTATTTAGTTGGATATATTAAATTTTCAACTTCTTTTATATACGTTAACAGAACGGATGCTAGTATAGATGGTTATCATTGGAATACAAGTGGAGAAAAAGGATTATTGAATTGTTGTATTACTTATAGAGCTTTCTTATAGAGTTTAAGGAGGATTACATGAAAGTTAATTTGACAAACCGACAGATTTTTGACATTGTTTATTCTTTGAAAGCAAATTATCCTGACTTGACAAAGTATGACAAGAGGTTTAACTTTGCAGTTTCAAGAACATTATCAAACATTCAACCAATCGCTTCCGAATTGGTAAAGTCAAGAGAAAGTAGTGTTCAGGAATATAGAGAATTTGAGTCAAAGAAGATAGAAACTATAAAGAAATATGCTTCTTCTGTAAATGATAATATTCCTGTATTTCCATCAGATGAAGTAAAATTGGAATGTCAGAATGAAGTAATGAAGTTGGTAGAAAAATTTAAGAGTGCTATAGAAGAAAGAGAAAAAGAAATTGAGATTTACAATGAGATACTGAAAGAGGAAGTAGAAGTTGACATCATTCAATGTAGATTTGAGGCTCTTCCTACAAATTTCAATTTTGATGTTTTAAGAGTTCTGGTAAAAGAAAGCGACGAGGAGATAGAGGAATTACTATAGTGGAAAAATATTTCTTAAACCATATGTTGAAATTGACTAGTTCAAAAATAGACGACGATGGTAACGGATTTGTAGAGTTTCACTATGAAGGATGTTTGGACGATTGTATTACTGTTATAGGAAACACCAAGAAAACCCCTCCCGCTTGCGGCGGGGATGAATTGGCAAAATATTTTCAAAAAACACTTGACAAATTCTAAATATAGGAATGATAGGAAATACGCTGGGGCACAGCGGAATTAACGCTTGTGGAGATGGTTCAATAGAACTGTCGTTGAAGCAAGAAAAAGAATGCTTAGAAAACTAAGCAGAAGCCACGGGGCTTGCCCCGTGGAGTGTCACAGAAGAAATGGAAAAGACCGCCAAAAGATTGATGAAAAAATTAGGTAATAAAAATGACTAATCCATCACCAGCAGCAAACTTCCCGAATACTTTCCATAATGATAAGTGGCAGGTTAGCTTTTCTAACATACCATCATTGGAAACAATTAGGGATATGAGAATGTACGATAACTACGTTAAGAGTGTTGTATTTCCAGATTATAACCTTCTTGAAATCAATTCTGATATAAAAGGGTTTCGTATTAGGCATCCTATTGGTGGTGTTAAGGCTAATGAAGACTTGTCACAATTACAGGTAGAGTTCAAACTGTCGGAGGATATGAAGAACTATCTAAATCTTTTTGAGTGGATGCAGGCTCTTAAATATGGACAGGTTGGTGATTTTAATAGTGAGGAAGATTTTTTTAGAAAATACACCATAAAGTCAATTAACCTAAATATCCTTGACAACCAGAAAAGGCCAATTGTTGTTTGGAGATTTACAGAAGCATTTCTAGTAACACTTGGTTCTATTTCATTGAATGCTGGTATAAGTGAGGAAGTTACTTTTACCGGTAATTTCTCATATCAGGAAATAATATATGAAACAAAAACAACTACTGGTAATTGTGGATATTAATTATGAATAAGTATTATGTATATGTTTATTTGGATTCAAGAAAGCCAGGAAAATATAAGTATGGTGAGTATGAGTTTGATTATGAACCATTTTATGTTGGTAAATAAGATTAGGAAATTATTGAAATGTGGATTAGAACCTATTTTGATAAAATTTAAGGATAGTTTATCAAACAACAATCAATAAAACAACAGAGGAAATATAAGGGTTGGGAAGTTTGTAGAGTTAATATAAAGGAGGAAATATGACTTTTAATGATTTGCTTGAAGTGAAAGTTCTTGTTGATGATAAGGTAATAAAGGAAACTCTTAATAGAATCGGAATCGCAAACAAGAAGAAAAAGATTTTGTATCCAAGTTGTTATCTTTATGAGCAGGATGGAAAGACCTTTTTGGTACATTTTAAACAGATGTTTCTTTTGACAAGAGATTCAGCCTATAACTCAGTATGTGAAGATGACTTACTAAGAAGAAACGCAATTGCTTTCTGTCTTAAAAATTGGGGTTTGATTGAAGTTGGTGATGAAGAAATAGAACCTCATAATAAGTTTGTATTTGTCTTGCCTCATAACCAGAAGATGGAATGGAAGATAAGTCATAAATTTAATTTTAAGACTATAAATACAAATAAGGAGTCGTTAGATGTCTAACAATGATTATATTAGGGACGAGAATGACATTGAAGATTTCGAAGATTTCAAAGATTTCTATGGCTTTGAAGATGAAGATGAAGAGCCAGAAGAATTGGACTTTGGAGAAACAATATTTATTAAAACAGATGATGATTGATTTTCACATAATTATAGGAGAGAAGATATGTTAGAATTTACAAAGTATCTTAAAGAAAACTTCAATGAGGATGTTTCCGCTTCTGAGAAGATAATTAAGGAAAGATGGGATAAGGTTGTATCCATCGTCAGAGAAGCTTTTGATGATGATTACTCAGACAAGAAGACAGCACTTCACAGAATTCAGAATGAATTCGTAGATGAAAGAATTGCTCCTTCAACAATTGACGTTGAATTCCTTAAGAACAATATGGATTACGTTGTTGAGAAGGTCAACTCACTTGATGAAGGTGAAATCAGAATCACTATCAATAATGACGTTGATAAAAACAGATCGTCTGGTCTTGGTATGGAATCTACTGGTAAGAAAAGAGGAAGACCGAGAAAGGACGTTGTTGAAGAGGAAACAGAAGAACCAGAGGAAGAAAAGATTGTAAAGGTTTCTGTTGAAGGAATGAAGGTAATGGTAGAGCCTTCTGATGGAACTGGTCTTGAAAAGTCAGAACACGAATTTGATAGTGAAGAAGAATTAAAGGCATTTACAGATTCTCTTGAGACTCTTTTCAAAGGATTTACAGTTCAGATGGAAGAGCCAGAAGAAGGTGGAGAAGCTGAAGAAGAGATGTATCCAGAATCCAAGAGCATTAGAGAAGCAGAGGAAGAAGAACCTGAGGATGCTGGTGAAGAGCCAGAAGACGCAGGAGAAGAACCTGAAGATGCTGGTGAAGAGTCAGAAGACGCAGGAGAAGAACCTGAAGATGCTGATGCTATAAACTGGGAAGACATCGCTGATCTTGGTGGTGATGATGAAGAAGCAGAAGAAGAAATGACAATGAGAAAGAGAGGTTATGCTGGTTCTTCTATGTATGACTTAGAAAGCCTTGACCTCAATAAGCTTGTTGGTAAACTTGTAAAAGTCAACGAAGATTGGTATAATGTTGTTTCAGTTACCAAAGATAAAGAGATTGTTGGTGTGGATATCAACAAGAAGAAGTCTAAGTTTACTATTGATGAAGTTGAAGAAATGGAATATGATGCTGAAGAAGAGTGTGGTATGAAATACAGTGAAGAAGAAATGGGTTGCCCATTGAAGAATGGTCAGGAAGTTCTTTACAAGGGAATGCCTTGTATGGTTGCTGGATTTGAAGGTGATATTGCTTATGTTACTGACCAGGATGGTGAGGAGTATGAGGCACCTATTGAACAGCTTGAGGTTATTGGACCAGGAACTTCTGAAGAAGAGATGGAATATGCTGAAGAAGAAATGGAA